TAGTGATGCACTTAAATTGTTAATTGTTCCCATATAAATAATACCTATAGTTTAATCCTAAAGGTATTACTTATATGGGAACTTTTTTATTGTTTTTAATTATCATCATCATTACTAAGATCCTGATTTTTAATTGTGGCACAAAACAGAGAGAAGACACCATTTCTGTTTTGTCTTTTCTAAACAAGGGTGTGTCTACCAACAAAAGGAGGGGGTGTCTATTGAGAGTTGTAATTTCAAATGAACTTGAGTGGAAGAAATACACGAATCAAGTCAGAAACAAAACATGCTTATGGAAATGCTGGGAATGTGGGAAGCTGTTTCATCCGTACAAAGGATTTGAATCAACTTCCCATTTTTGTTGTGTTGATTGTTCAAACAAATATTGGGAAAAAGAACAGAAGCAGGGGATACGACATTGCAGGTATTGCAGCACGCCATATAAACCGAGTGTGTCTACATACGGAAATGTATATAAGCTCTGTTGCCCTGACTGCACTGCTATTGTGACGAAGATCAATTACAAATTAGTTGATTGGCAAAAGGAGAAATTCAAAAATGGAAGATTTTACAAAAAGAAGGTAAGAGAAAGCAAGATATGACAGACATACGTATTATTTTGGACTTGTGCGGAGGAACTGGATCATGGTCTAAACCGTATCAAGAAGCAGGGTATGATGTACGTATTATCACTTTGCCAGACTATGATGTAAGAACCTATATCCCACCTGACAATGTTTACGGGATCCTTGCAGCACCACCATGTACAGAATTTTCACTTCTAAATTGTAAAGCTGAACCACGAAAACGCAATGAAGCAGCAGGGATGGAAATTGTAAACGCTTGTTTGCAAATCATCAATCAGTGCAATCCGCATTTTTGGGCATTGGAAAATCCACGAGGGCATTTGAGGAAATATCTTGGTATGCCAAAGTTGAATTTTCAACCGTGGTTTTATGGTGATCCGTGGACGAAAGCAACGGATATTTGGGGGAATTTCAATATTCCCAAAAGGAAATTTGAAAGCTGGGATGATGTTCCAAAGATTGACTTATACACTAGACGGAACAGGAGTAAGCCTAATTTTGCATATTTACACAAAAGTGCATGGAACAAGATTCCGCAGCTACAATTCCATAAGCCTGAAACAGATGCAGAATTTAGGGCAATGACACCCCCTGGATTTGCAAAAGCATTCTTTGAAGCAAATAGATGAAAGGAGTTAATAGAAGATGACTGTATCTAAATTCAAAGTAGGAGATAGGGTATATGCACCCTTTCATGATTGTGGTTTTGTGACAAAGATCACTAATGATGACACATATCCGATTGAAGTGAAATGGGAAGTAAGTCGTTACAAGTTTGGTGACGATATTAGCACCTTTACTCCAGATGGTTTTTTATTTTATGGGGATAAGAGAGATTGGACAAGAATCACTCAGGTAGGCAAAGCACTTGAAGGTGGCAGCAAATTTCATGTAGGTGATAGAGTCTCATTTCCTCATCATGGCTTGGGGACGGTAATTGCAGATCACAATGATGGGCGTGTCTATCCGATTGAAGTCAAATGGGACAATAACCCACTGTGTCAGGATATTAGCAGCTTTACTCCAGAGGGTCTTATGGTAGTAAGTATGATAGATGATGATGATAAGCTCACTATAGTAAAAAAAGAGGAGGAAAAAGAAGTGGACCAGATTGCAAATGTTATTAACCCGCCGCATTACAAGGTCAAGGGTCTTCCAGAAGCCCATGAGATTATGAACCATTTGATGCATAGAGAGCAGCTTGAAGGGTTCTATTGGGGCAATATCATTAAGTATGCCTATAGATATGGGCGTAAAGGTGACAAGGCAGAGACAGCAGGTAAAATCGCATGGTATGCTACTAAGTTGAAAGAACTTGAGGAGTGTGAAAGCGAATGAAGCTGATTGATTTACTTAACTACATTCCTGATGAATGTAAAATCGTTCTTGCGAGGTTCGGAGAGCAGCGACACGGAGTTATCGATTATAAATATGGCGCTATCGTACGCTTTGCATTCCGGCATAAGCTCACTGAAGATCAGGTAAAAAACATGGATGTAAGCAGTATTTATCCATGTGCGTGCGTACAGTGTAGTGAAGAATATGTGTTTAATAACGATATTCCCTCGCTGTACGTAAAGCCCCAAATTATTATAGAAATTGAGTGATATGTGAAGAGGAGAAAAATAGAATGAGAATCACAAATTTACAAGTGTACGATATGCACAATTCTATTCGTGCTAGTGGTTATCCCATGAAAGAAAGATTGGACTTTAATTCGCAGCATCGCTACATTGATGACTTGGCCTGGAAGCGAGCTGTTTCATTAGCAAGCAGAGAAAGCAGTGAAGGACACGATAATTTCCTTAGCGGAATTATCGTGTCTTTTGATTTGACCTGCACGATTAAGATGTGGACGGAGTTTGAACGTTATCACTTTGCACAGATTGTGTCTAGTCAGTCCACTATGCACAGGTTGTCTAAGATGCAGCTTGATACGGCGTTTACACCCTACACTGATCCGCAGATTATCAAGAGACTGGAAGAATTGCAGAAGCAGTTTAGAGAGGATCAGAGTGAATCAGCCTTTTTGCAGTTGGTTTATTCCTGCCCTGTCGGTCTTGAATTGACTGCACGGGTTACTACTAACTATAGACAGCTTAAAACGATCCTTAAACAGAGACACAATCACAAGTTGCCTGAGTGGAGAGCATTTTGTAAAGAAATCGTGTCACAGTGCCCTAACGCTAAGTCATTTTTAATTGTGGCACGATGAAGAGAAAGGAGCTGTTGATTATGACAGAGACAAAAGAAAAGAAAGTCGTAACAAAGAAACCTAGAGTACCACGTATTCCTCATCTTGAAGTGGGGAAAGAAGTCGTTGTAGAACTTGTGAATGGTGCATTCATCTTCAAAGCAACACAGACAATGACGATTGATGCAAACGCTTACGTTCATTTTGGCAGAGTTAGAGTTCCGTCTGGGTACGCTCTTATGCTGAATGGGGCAAGACTGATGGAGAAAAAGTTACTGATTGTCTCTCCTACATCCGTGGTAGGGGCAGCACAACTGGGTGTCTTCTGTACAAATACTTCCCCAGAGCTTCGTAGAATTTATGCAGGTGAAGCAGTCGCTATGGGAGTACTCATTAAAATTTCTGATAATGCTGTTGTAAATAAATTTGATTAAGGAGAAAAATTATGGCTAACGTAAAAAGACAGTTTGTGAATGGTGTTACACCGAAAGGCGAAGCACGTTATGCTTTTCTGCGTAAAGTAGAAACATATGAAGGACAGGAGCTTGGTTATTCTATCCAGATTACATTTGATGCAAAGACAACGAAAGAGTTCAAAGCATATCTGGAACAGGAATTTGAAAAAGCGAAAGAATCTTATGAACTGAAGCCAGGAAAGAAATGGAGTTCTGAACCGTCTCTTGGTATCCATGAACTGAATGATGGGACTATCACGTTTAAGTTCAAGGCGAAGAAGACTTACAAGACAAAAGCAGGGGAAGAAATGACTAGAACTATTCCAGTTGTCGATGCAAAGGGACATCCTATCAAAGCATCCAATCTGGGCAATGGCTCTATCATCCGTGTTGCCTTTTCGTTATCTCCGTATTGGATGAGTAACAATAATAATGGGCTTGCATGCTATCTTCGCGGAGTACAGGTTCTTAAATATATTCCATATGGTGGAACGGATGCAGCGTCTTTGGGCTTTAATACGAATGAAGAAGGATATGATTCTACAGTTGATGGTGAATATGACAAAGATACTACTACGTCTAATTCCCCAGCAGTAGAAGAGGATGATGTTCCATTTGATGAAGAGGGAGATTTCTAATTGCCCTATTTCAGCAGACATGGAGGGTGGAGCAGAAAAGTTAATGAATCCTACAGATCTGGACTGGAAGAGCGAGTGATTGATGAGTTGAACAATGCAGGAGCTGAGTATTCTTATGAAAAGCATAGGATTGACTACACTTCTGCACCCGTTCTGCATCATTACACCCCCGATTTTGTCTTAGGGAATGGGATTATTGTAGAGACAAAGGGGTTGTTTTCTGTAGCAGATAGACAGAAGCATCTACTGATTAAGAAACAGCATCCAGATCTTGATATTAGGTTTGTTTTTTCCAATTCACGGACAAAGATTCGTAAAGGGAGCAATACCTCTTATGGAGATTGGTGTAAGAAGCACGGCTTTGTCTATGCAGATAAGTACATACCTTTAGACTGGTTGTCTGAAGAAAAGAAAGGGATGAGTGAAAAAGATATTTACAGAAGAGGTGAGAAAAATAAATAGAATCAAATTCCGTGAAAGAGAAAGAACGGACTTCATTATTGTTGCTGACATTGACCTTGAAAATAAGAGGGCAGACAGATTGTTTAAGGATGCTAGACGCAGAGGGGAATTTGACGTGGATTTTCATTACGTCATTCACCGTGATGGACACACAGAGGTAGGCAGAGATCCGAAGACTGTGGGTGGCTTGCATGTGGATCCTTATGAAGTGTCTGTCATCATTTTTGTGGATACCACTAAAGAGGGCAAAGAATCAGATGCAGCACAGGCAGCTCTTAGACATGTACTGGATAAGTTAAAAGTAGATTTCAAGGGAGCTGAGGTAGTACGAATTAAGGGAGAGTATATTCCAGTGAATTATGCAGAGTACGCTTGTACAAGCGCATTTACCGTGCGCTGATTGTGGATCGCATGACGCCTTGTGTCTGTATTCTGATGGACATACTTACTGCTTTTCATGTGATACGTATCATTATGAAGGAGATGCAGAAGAAATGGAAGACAAGACAGAACATAGACATGGATGTAAAGGCTGTATTCCTCTTACCGATATGGTGGCAGACACTCTAAGAGCCAGAGGGATTAGAAAAGACACATGCGAAAAATACGGATATTTCAAGACAGTTATTCATGATGAACCTGCACAGGTGGCTTGCTATTATGATGACCATGGGGTACTCATTGGACAGAAGGTTAGGTACAAAGACAAAAGGTTTGAGACAAAAGGTTCAAAGTTCTCTAATCGTTTCTTTGGGCAGAACTTATGGGCAAATGGGCACCGCAAGATGTTAGTAGTGACAGAAGGGGAAATTGATTGCTTGACTGTTTCTCAGATCAATGACAACAAATACCCTTGTGTCTCTATCCCTGCTGGGGCTGGCAGTGCAAAAAAGGTATTCAAAGCTCAGTCTGAATGGCTTAATTCTTTTGATAAAGTGATTGTATTCTTCGATATGGATGAAGCAGGACGAAAAGGAATTAAAGACATTGAGGGGCTATTGAAACCTGGGAAGCTGTACATTGGTACTCTTCCTTACAAAGACCCGAATGAATGCTTGCAGAATGGACATCCCGAAGTTGTCATTGATGCAATCTGGAATGCGAAAGAATATACCCCAGATGGCATTGTGAATGGCAAAGATCTATGGGATGCTGTTTCTGAGGATGTGAAGAATGATGGATACAATCTGCCTTGGGAGAACTTAACATTGAATAAGATGATTATGGGGCTTCGCAAGGGAGAGCTTTGTGTCTTGACAGCCGGTACAGGGGTAGGGAAGACAACTTTCGTAAGACAGATTGCCTATGACTTTGGTGTAGTAAAGAAGCTGAAGATTGGCATGCTGATGTTAGAAGAAAATCCGAAACGAACCGCTACAGGGTTAATGTCTCTTCATGTCGGGAAACGTCTGTATCTTAATAGGCATGCTGTTTCTGAGGAAGAGTACAGAAAAGCCTTTGATGAAACTTTAGGTACTGGACGTTATGTATTGTATGAGCATTTTGGTTCATTGGATGGAGACAATCTGATGGATAAGATCAGATATATGGCAGTGAGTGAAGAGTGTGATTTCATCATTCTTGACCATATTTCTATCGCTATTTCTGGACTTGAAGGGGACAACGAACGTAAGATGATTGACATACTTATGACGCAGCTCCGTTCTTTAGCTGAAGAGACAGGTGTTGGTCTTATTATCATATCCCATCTCAGACGTAACAATGCAGTGGGTAGCATCGCATTTGAAGAAGGTGGGTGTGTCTCTCTTTCACAGCTTCGTGGCTCAGGTGCTATCGGGCAGTTAGCAGACACAGTGCTTGGTCTTGAAAGAAATCAGCAGGAAGAAGGAAAGAAAAAGAACTTAGTAAGAGTGCGTGTCTTGAAATGCCGATGGACAGGAGAGACAGGCATTGGTGGTTATTTGTTCTATGACAAAGAGCATGATACCTTGCAGGCAGTAGACAAGCTCAGTGACTATATTGATGAGGAAGGAGAGGAAGACAATGTTGACTTTTGATATTGAAAGTAACGGCTTGCTTGAAGAATCTACAAAGGTTCATTGCATGGCGATCTTTGATGGAGAAACAATGCATAGCTTCTCTCCTACAAACATCGAAGTAGGTGTTCATATGTTGCAGGATGCACTGGATAATGGAGAAACCATCTGCGGACATAACATCATTGATTTTGATATTCCTTGTCTTGAAAAGCTCTACCCAGCAATCTTTCATGTGTCTAGGGAGCAACGACAATATGTGAGAGACACCCTTGTTATGGCACGTCTGATCTATGGAAACATTAAAGACTATGATTATGATTTGTTCAAAAAGGGAAGATTGGCTGGTAAACTTATTGGCTCACAGTCTCTGAAAGCATGGGGGTATCGTCTGGGGGAGCTGAAAGGAACGTATGCGGAAGAGACAGAGGATGCATGGGCTACTTACAGCGAAGACATGCTGATGTATAACCGGCAGGACGTAGTTGTAACCCAGAAGCTCTATGATTTCTTGACAAGACATCCCTATTCTGAAAAGGCTATTCAGCTTGAACACGCAGCACAATGGCTAATGTTTAAGCAGGAACAGAATGGTTTTCCGTTTAATACTGAAGCAGCTGAAGAGCTGGAAAAGGTGTTACGGAAAAGGCAGTGTGTCTTAGCAACAGAGTTGATGAAATTGGCACCTCGTATTCCAGACAAAGGTTTCGTTCCTAAGAGGGACAACAAAAGATTAGGATATAAGGCTGGCGTTCCAATACAACGCTACAAAGATTTTAATCCTAAGAGCAGACAGCAGATTGAATGGTTGGTGACTGAATATTATCAGTATTCGCCCGACAATCCAGACCTGTATGAGGAAGATAGATTGAAGGTGGATGAAGACACATTCCATTTCATGTCTACGGATCCAGATGCCCCAGAGGAAGTAAGAACCTTGTCTCCTATCATTGAGGAATACTTGATGATTGTGAAGAGACTTGGACAGCTTTCAGATGGGGCACAGGCATGGCTTAAACTAGTGAAGAATGATGGCTGTATGCATGGAAGAGTGAATCCTTGTGGAGCAGTTAGTGGGAGAGCGACACACGCAAATCCTAATGTCACACAAGTTCCTCACAATGCTAGTCCTTATGGGAAAGAATGTAGAAGTTTGTTTGGCGTTCCAGAAGGATGGTATCAGGCAGGGATAGATGCATGTGGTCTTGAACTTCGTTGTCTTGCACATTTTCTTGCACCTTATGATGGGGGAGAATACGCAGATGTTGTTGTAAATGGTGATATCCATACACTGAACCAGAAAGCAGCAGGTCTTGCTACTCGTGATGAAGCGAAGCGATTTATCTATGCCTTTCTCTATGGTGCAGGGGATAAAAAGATGGGGGGTCTTATTGGTGGAGATGAAAAAGCAGGGAGAGCAGTTAAGGCTAGATTCTTGAAGAAAGTCCCTGCTATTCGTTCTTTACGTAAGGCTGTAAAAGATGCTCTTGTGGAAACAGATTTCCGCGGGGGCATTTTGAAGTGGAAAAGACACTGGCTCAAAGGCTTGGATGGAAGAAAGCTACATGTAAGATCTATTCATTCTGCTTTGAATCTTTTGTTGCAGAGTGCAGGTGCACTTGTCTGTAAGTACTGGATTGTACGAACAGAAGAGCGACTGCTTGCCAGAGGATTAAAGCATGGGTGGGATGGAGATTTTGCATTGATGGCATGGGTTCACGATGAACAGCAGATAGCATGCAGAGATCTTGATGTTGCAAAGATTGTTGTTGAAGAAGCACAGGCTGCAATGCGAGACACACAGGCACATTACAACTTTAGAGTGCAGTTAGATACAGAAGGTATTATTGGCAAAAATTGGTACGATTGTCACTGATTTCTAATTGTGGCACGTAGAAGGGGAAGAGAACACTTTTATTTCTCTTTGTTTATAAGAAAGGAAGTACAAATTATGTCTAAAGAATGTGTATGTCACATGATGGAAGATGGAGTTATGTTTTGTCTGGATCAGGCAGTCAGTGTCAGAAAAGCAAATGGCGCTCTTGATTTTGTACGGATTGCATCTATTGATCCATTTCTTGAAAGAGCAAGAGTTGTGTCTCCAGAGATGGATGAGGAAGTAGATATGGCAACACTGTCTCCTCTGGAAATGGCTAGAGATAATCTTACTTGGTATGCAAGACACCCAGCTTCTAAACTGAATATTGATAAAACGTACAATATTCCTGTTGACTATGATGAATTTCATAAAGCAGGGGAAGCAGCTATTAAGGGAGAGAAGGAGCTTGTCGCATATATGGATAAGCGTCAGAAAGACATTATTGCTTTCTATAATGACAAGTTGGATGAAGAAGATGAAGCGCATCGTAAAGCAGAAGACATGAGTGTTCGCCTTCTGAAATATACTGCGTTAGTGAAAGATCTCGCAAGCCAGTGTGACACGACAGATGAAAATAACTTTATTGTTGCTAGACTTCGTACAATTCTGAATGAAGTGTTTAACGCTAATGCTTCTATTATTCATGCAGCAAAAGCCAATATTGAAGTAGTGAAACATTACCTTCCAAAAGAGGAGAAGAAATAAATGGAACAGAAAAAGACATCTCTTGAAAAAATTGATAATGCAGCTGTAAGAAAGAGCATCTATGCAGCACTTGATTCTATTGAATTTTATGTTTCTGACTGCTATGGTCAGCTTGCAACTATGCAGGAAGTAAAGGATTTTAATGACGCTGTATGTGCGCTTGTATTTGCATATAGACACGTTAGAGAAGCGGAACTGGAAGTAGATGAAGTGAAAAAGAAGTATGGAATTGCTGAAGGTCTGGAGGCTAAATGTGCAAAAGCAGGATCTTGTGAAATCCCCACTGATGCTCGTGTTTGATGGAGACATGATTTGCTTTCAGGCATGTGCCGTAGTAGAGCATGAAGTCAACTGGTATGGGGATGTCTGGACATTATGGGCAGATGCTGCTGATGCTAAAGGTGAAGTGGACGCTCGTATTGCAGAAATCACTGCTGCGGTGTTAGACAAACTCAATTATGAAGGTGAGTATAAAATCATCCTTTGTTTCAGTGGAGAAGATAATTTCAGAAAGAAGATCTATCCACTTTATAAGCAAAACAGAGTAGGGAAGAGAAAACCTGTTTGTTATCATGCCATTGTTGATTGGTGCAAAAGGAATTATGAAAGTATCACAAGACCTACACTGGAAGCTGATGATCTTTGTGGTATCTTAGCGACAAGACATAAGGGACACACTGTCATCATATCTGCGGATAAAGATTTCAAGTGTATCCCGAGTGTCTTTTATAATTTTATGAAACGTGAGTTGTACGTCATATCAGAAGGAGAAGCTGATTACTTCCATCTTATGCAGACACTCATGGGAGACACAGCAGACAATTACACTGGATGTCCTGGCATTGGGGCAAAGACTGCCCAGAAACTCTTTGCAGATAAGGGTGTGTCGTGGGAAACGGTAGTTGAAGCATTTAAGAAGAAGGGGTTGTCTGAATCCTATGCATTGTCACAGGCACAGGTAGCAAGGATTCTTAGAGATGAAAACTACGATAGCAAGACAGGAGAGATTATCCCATGGTATCCTAATCTTATTCAAATACCATGCAAGAAAGAGAGGTGTAGTCCTTGATTAAAGTACAGGATGATTCTGATTCTTTACGTGCAGAGATGAAACGTCCATATATTTCAGCAGAAGTTATGGAGTATCTTCGTAAGAATTTTGATATTTCCTATTTACTAGCTAAAGATGTTGGAAGTGAATCAATGCGTCTTGGATACATCAAGGGTGTACAGGATGTGATTGATTCTCTTTTAGCATGCCAGAGAATGAATGTAGGTAAATGATATGTGTTTGTGGAATAAGATGCCTAAGATCACTATTCCCAGTATGACCCCAGCGCAGCTTCAACAGACAAACAACACGGCACAGAATCCAGAAAATGCTGTCTATGGTGGAACAAAGAATTGGGAAGTAGCAAGCAAAAAGAAAGGTGTGGCAGCTCTTACTGTTAAGAAAGACACACTGAATAAGGCAACTAATGATACAGGTGTAAATTACAATTTGTAAATTAAAGGAGAATGAGAAATATGGGATGGTGGCATAAAGTTACACACGCAATTACAAAACCATTTAAGGCAGTAGGGCATGCAGTAAGTAAATTAGTAGGGGCAGTAGTACAGCCAGGTATTAAGCTCATAGGGGGACTTTTGGGTGGTAGTTATGGTACACAGGAAGTTGCTTCTCCGCAGGTTGCTGCCCCTGCTGTAGCGGCACCAGAACCTACGCAGGGGCAGCAGGAATCTGATCTGGTGTCTAGTAAAAAGAAGAGGACGAACAAAGGCAAGCGAGCTTTAATGATTGATAGTGGTGGTTCAGCTGGTTCTGGGGGTACTACAGGTACTGGTCTTAATCTCTAATGATAGGAGACAAACATGGCACAGCAGAACAGCATGAATGATATTATCAAGAACCGTGAAGAAACAGCGAAGAGTGCATATGAACGTCTGTCTAATGATAGAAATATGTATATCACTCGTGCGGAAGATTGCGCTAAATACACAATTCCTTCTCTGTTCCCTCAGAATGGTTCTAATGCTTCTACTACTTTCAGTACACCATATCAAAGCTTTGGTGCCAGAGCAGTCAATAATCTGACATCTAAACTTGCCTTAGCTCTTATGCCCCCGAATAGTCCTTTCTTTACTTTGAATCCTTCACAGGACACGAAGCAGGAACTGGAACAGTCTGGGGATAATATGGTGACGGAAGTTCAGCAGCAGCTCATGCGAATTGAAAATATTTGCATGAAATATGTAGAGACACACCAGATCAGAGTGACCATTACAGAAGCTCTGAAAATGCTGATTGTCGCAGGAAATGCATGTCTTTATTTACCACCTCAGGAAGGTGGTATCAAAATGTATCGTCTCAATGATTATGTCGTTGTACGTGATGCACTGGGAACATGGTACAGACTGATTACCTTAGACAAAGTGGCATGGGCGTCTCTTCCAGAAGATGTACAGAACATGATTTCTAAGACAGGAGACAACACGGAAGAGCATAAGCCGTCTGATGAGGTAGAGATTTATACAGATATTCAGTTACAGAATGGACAGTATATCTCTTATCAGGAAGTCAATGGTGAAGTGATTGATGGGACAGCACAGGCATTTCCTGCTGATAGTGCGCCATGGATTCCGCTTCGCATGGTAAAGATGGATGGTGAATCTTACGGACGTTCTTTTGTAGAGGAATATCTGGGGGATATTCGTTCTCTTGAAAATCTCAGTAAAGCTATTGTAGAACTTAGTTCTATTTGTGCGTCTGTTTATTTCCTTGTGAATCCGAATGGCATTACAAGAGTGAATAGATTGTCTAAAGCAGAAACAGGAGCTTTTATTCCAGGCAGAGCTGAAGACATTACGGTGTTACAGTTGGATAAATATAATGATCTGAATGTAGCACAACAGACCGCTGCGAATATTGAATCTAGGTTGTCTTTTGCCTTTTTGCTGAATAGTGCAGTGCAGAGAAACGGAGAACGTGTAACCGCAGAAGAGATTAGATATGTGGCTGGGGAACTGGAAGACACACTGGGTGGAATTTACTCTTTGTTGTCTCAGGAACTTCAGTTACCATTAGCACGCCGACTGGTAGCACAGCTCTCTTCAGGTGGGCAGATTCCAGACCTTCCACCAGACTTAGTGGACATGGAAGTCATCACAGGTGTAGAAGCAATCGGGCGAGGACATGATCTTAATAAATTAGCACAGTTCTTGGAATTGCAGCAGATGAATCCTGCAGCACAGACATATCTGAATTGGCAGAAGATCATGATTATGGAAGCAACAGCATTAGGCATTGATACAGAAGAACTCATAAAGACTGATGAACAGCTACAGCAAGAACAGCAGCAGTCTATGATGTCTAATATGGCAGAGAAAGCAGCTCCTCAATTAGCAAAAGGAGCAATGGATGGCATGAATAACCAGATGGGAGGCATGTAGTAAATTGGAAGAAAATACTGAATCTTTATATCCAGAAGGGGCAGTGACAGGTGGTGCAGAAGATGCTTTACAGGGAAGAGACGTTGAAATCAGATCGACAAGTACAGAAAAGATTGAGACGAAAGACCCGTCTGAAGAAGCACAGGAAACTGAAAAGACAGAAGAAGCTGTACCGAAAACAGAAGAGCAGGCAGAAACCAAAGATAATGAAGACAAGCCCCAGAGTGAAGAAGAGCCTATTGAAACTCGTGTGTCTAAAGCAGTGGAAGCAGACCAGACGCTACAGGATGAATTAGGAAAAAAAGGAATTGACTTTGATGCCCTTGCTGATGAGTATTATGCAGATGGGGGGTTGTCTGAAAAGTCCTATGACCAGCTTGAAAAGGCAGGTTATCCGAAGTCTGTTATTGATGCATACATTACTGGGCTTGAAGCAACAGCAAAGCAGTTTGTAGCGGATGTCTATCAGCATGCAGGGGGACAGGAAGAGTATGAAAAGATTGCTGACTTCATTAGCAAGCAGAATGACGGAAGTGCAGAACGCTTTAATGACCTTGTTGAAAAAGGGGATATGGCTGGTATTAGACTGGCTCTTGATGGCTTTAAGGCGCGTATGCACGCTGCTAACGGCTACACTGGTCGTTCTATTCTTGGTCGGTCTAGTAACGCTGGCAACAATGCTGGCAACATGGGGTTTGCTAACAGAGGAGAAATGGTGAAGGCAATGTCTGATCCACGGTATCTTCGTGACCCTTCATACACTAAAGAAGTACAGGACAAAACCATGAACAGTTCTTTTATTGGTTAATTTTGTTATGACAACAATGAAAAGACACACTGGCTTATTATTTTTATAGAAACGCTGGTAAAAAAAAAAAAATACAAAATGTAAATCGCAAAACAAAAATATATTCAAACACACATCTAAGCAGGTGTGTGTCTTTTTGTTGTTTCATATATTCATTCATTTCTATTTTTCAATGTAAAGGAGAGTTTATTTTGGCAGACGTAACAATCGCACAGCCAGGGCTTAATCAGGGTGGTACTGATGCTCTTGCCCGCTATCTGAAAGTATTTGCAGGAGAAACCATCACGGCATTTGAACGTGCTTCTGTAACCAATGGACGTCATATTGTTCGATCCATTGCGAGCGGTAAATCTGCACAGTTCCCTGTATTTGGTCGTGCTACAGCCGCTTATCTGAAATCTGGTAAGTCTCTGGATGACCTGCGTGAAAACATTCCTGGCGAAGAGAAAATCATTCAGATTGATGGTCTTCTGACTACTTCTCAGCTCATTTCTGATCTGGATGAAGCACTGTCTCACTTTGACGTGCGTGGTGAATATTCCCGTCAGATGGGTGAAGCTCTTGCATACGCAGCAGATGGTGCCGTACTTGCAGAAATTGCAAAGATGGTTGTCGCGAACAAAGAGAACATTACTGGTCTTGGTAAAGGTGAAATCCTCAAAGGTACTCTTGCAGGAGAAGACATTGGTGTTACTCAGAAAATGGGGCTTAAACTTGTGGAAATGCTTCTCAATGTTAAGACCAAAATGTCTGAAAACTATGTTCCAGCAAATGACCGTTATGTATTCATGACCCCGACTGGCGTGAACGCTCTTGTAGCTTCTCTGGTCGCAATCAATCATGATTATGGTGCAGTAGCTACAATCACGGAAGGCAATGTTCTTCGTGTTGCTGGATTTGACATCATTGAAACCCCTCACCTTACTCGTGGTGGTGCAACAGTAAATGACGGTGTAATTCAGGGTGCTGGTCATGTGTTCCCTACTGAGTATGTAGACAACACTGTCTTTATTGCAGCACATCGTACAGCAGTAGGTACTGTTAAACTGAAAGACCTTGCTATCGAACGTGCGCGGCGTGCTGAATATCAGGCAGACATGCTCGTAGCGTCTTATGCTATGGGACATGGTGGTCTTCGTCCAGAAGCTGCTTACATGGGTACTATTTCTTCTGCAGTCTAAGAAGCGAACAGCCTATGTCTGAGGACTAGGCTATTTAGTGCTTGCTACGGCAGGCACTTTATGAGAGGGCTAGGCACATATGGAAGGGAACTTGGTATAGGTCTTACCATGGGGTAGGACTGATCTACGGGTTTCCTATTGTTGTGAGTGCAATTCTCACACCTCTCGATTCCTCCTTTCTTATAGGGAAGATATGCATATAAAATCATGAACGCCATGATACCCTCCTCTCAACGCAACTGCATATCTTCCCACCATGTCTCTTTAGCTCAATGGTTAGAGCGTCTGGTTCATGCCCAGAAGGTTTAAGGTTCAAGTCCTTAAAGAGACACCATACCTTATTTTGATTTGTTTAGAAAGGATAAATAGCAATGACTTTAACTCCGTTGACAGAACTGGAAGCAGTCAATGAAATTCTTGCAAGTATCGGTGAATCACCTGTAAATACGATTGAGAACCCGACAAATGTAGATGTCATCAACTGCTTGCGTATCCTTAGGAACGTAAATAGACGTGTGCAGAGTAAAGGATGGACGTTCAATAAGATTGATTCTTATACACTGAACCCAGACACTACGACACATAAAATTAGATGGTTGTCTAATCTCCTGTACGTTGTTGGCACAGACAATAAGAAGTACACGAAAAAAGGGGATTACCTTTTTGATTGGGAAGAACAGACAGATATTTTTAACAATAGTATTGATTGCACAATTATTTTCCTTGTGGATTTTGAAGACATGCCAGATCCAATGAGAAGCTATATCACAGCGAAGGCAGCTACAACTTTTCAGACACGCTACTTAGGGGACAGTTCCCTTGGTGAAGAGCTTCTCAGAGATGAGCAGGAAGCATGGGCAGCTTTGATGGAATATGAACTTGATTCTAATAACTTCAATATGCTGAGTGTAACTGGTGTGCAGACAATTCTTGAAAGAGGTAACTAATGGCTACAACCTTATACAGTCAGACGATCAAAAACATTGTGTCTGGTATCAGTCAGCAGCCTGCTATTCTTCGTTTACCCGAACAGCTTGAAGAACAGATAAATGGATATAGCACAGAAGTAGGTGGTCTTCAAAAAAGGGCACCGACAGTGCATATCAAGAATTTGTTTGCTGCTCCCTCTTCTACTTATCGTCCTCTTGTACATGTAGTAAAGAGAGATGAAGAAGAAAAGTACATCATGATTTTTGATGGAAATGGTAGTTGTAAGATTTATGATGAAGACGGCAAAGAATACAAAGTAACCATTGATGCTAAATCTGCATCATACCTTAGTGGTGTAGACCCCAGAAAGTATCTTAAATGCATTACCATTGCAGACTATACTTTTATTGTTAATACAAAAAAGAAAGTAGCAATGACAGGGAAGGTCTGGGATTCTGGCAGATGGAAAGACACACAGGGCGCACTCTTTAATGTTAAGAGTGGGCAGTATGGCAGAACATATGCTTGTATTATCAATGATGTAACGATTGCCACTTACACGACACCGGATGGATCTAATGCTTCTGATAGTACGAAGGTAGACGTAAACTGGATTGCTGAACAGCTTGCTACTTCTGCTAAAAGCAATGGGTGGACAGTAGAAACTGGGGACAGCTGGCTATATGTAAAGAAAGCAGGGACTACCATTAAGACCGTTAAGATTAAAGATGGGTACAATGGTATGTCTATGTTTGGTATTTATCATGCTGTACAGAACTTTAACAATCTGCCACGTTCTGCTCCTGATGGATTTACAGTACAGGTAAAAGGGGCAACGAATGTAGCTGATGATTATTATGTTAGATATGATGGAGACACACAGCTCTGGACAGAATGTGCAAGACCAGAAACGCCTACTACGCTTGATTCTTCTACCATGCCTCAGGGACTGGTAAGAAATGCAGACATGTCTTTCACCCTTAAACCTTTGGATTGGGATGATAGAGATGTAGGTGATGAGGATTCTAACCCAGAACCTTCTTTCGTTGGGGCAACTATCAATGATATTTTCTTTTACAGAAACAGGCTTGGGCTTATTTCAGGAGAGAATGTCATCCTGTCTAGGTCTGCGTCTTTCTTTAATTTCTGGTTCGCTTCTGTAGTAGACATGCAGGACACTGATCCTATTGATTTAGCAGTATCCCATAACAGTGTATCTATCCTCTATCATGCTGTTCCATTTGATGAAGAGTTGCTTCTCTTCTCTAATGATACACAGTTCTTACTCAGAGCAGATGGCGTATTGTCTCCTAAGAATTGCTCTATCACAGAAGTCACAGAGTTTACTTGCAATCCATATGTGCGTCCAGTAGGAGCAGGAAGACGTGTCTATTTTCCTACAGAACGTGCAGAGTTTACTACGATCAAAGAATATTTCACGATTGAAGACACCACCAATTTGAAAGATGCACAGGATGTAACGTCTCATGTGCCTTCTTTTATCCCGAATGGTGTGTATAAAATTGTGTCTTCCAATACAGAGAATGTTTTAGGGTTCTTTACTATTGGTGCTGAATCAAAAGTATACATTTACAAATACTTGTTTGTAGATAACAGCAGATTACAGTCCTCTTGGTCTTACTGGGAGTTCAATGGTGCCCGCATTCTTGGTGGCGGATTTATCAATTCTACATTGTATCTTGTGTTTGATAGACAAGGGATGATTACTCTTGAAAGTCTCTCTTTTACTTATAACACGAAGGACTATGAAGAGTATGAACCATATCGTGTCTTTATGGATAGAAAGGTTGTTTTACCTGCCATTACTTCAGATGCTTATGATGATATTGAAGGACGGACTAAGGTAGATATGAAAACCATGTATGGAGATACTCTGAAAGCAGGTGTGTCTTACGGACTGGTAGACAGCAAAGGCTTTTTCCGAAAATGGACACCAGAAGAAATGGAAGATGGAAGGTATGTCTGGCTACAAGGAAACTGGGTAGGCAGTCGTTTCATTGAAGGAGAACTGTATAAATTCAAGGCAAAGTTCTCTGAGGTTATGATTCGTAAACAGGATGACAATGGTGTTACTGCATACACAGAAGGAAGATTGCAGCTTAGGAATTTCTGGGTGAACTATGAGAATTGCGGATATATCAAAGCCATTGTTGAATGTTTTGACAAAGAAACGTATGAATATGTAATGACTGCACGGCTTTTAGGTTCTGGTAGAAATAAAATTGGACTTACAGCATTAGAGACAGGACAGTTTAAGTTCCCTGTACAGTCTTTGAGTTCTAATTGCTCTATCAGTATAGAGACAGAACTTCCTATGCCTGTAGCATTGATTGGTGCAGGGTGGGAAGGTGTTTACTATAAGAGAGCTACTAGAGTGTAATTCTGACTGGAAAAGCAAAGCAATCGGAACAAAAGAAATCTGGGATATTTGTAAGGAACTACGAAGAGAAGACAAGAAAGAAATCATGATGAGTAGTAACCGTACTTCTTATGATATGTGCATTGTTGATCTCGTAGTGCATTATGAACATCCAGTTTACAAGATTACATATAAAGACAAGGCAGTTGGGATTGGCGGTCTGTACAAATATAGAGGAAAAGGCGTGATTTGGCTCTGTTTTACCCCAGAGTATGCTAGACACAAACTCAGCTTCTTACGATTCTCAAAGCAATTACTGCCTAGACTTTTGAAAGCATATGGTGTCTTAACAAACGTAGTTTGGACAAAGAACACAACGCATGTAGAATATCTGGATTGGCTTGGTGCTACATGGACAAAGCTAGATGATGATTTTTCTGTTTTTGAGTTAAAAGGAGATGAAAGTAAGTAATGTGTGGATTTGCAGGAATGGCTGCTGCAATGGTGGGTTTGAAAGGCTTGCAGATTAGGCAACAGAATAAAGCTAATGCACTGGCATATCAAGCGCAAGCAAATGATGCTATTTATCAGATGAATGGCAGTCTGGTGAACTATGAGCAGGAAAGACAGGATGCATATGATGAAGCTGTTACTTCTATTATGAAAACTCAGCAGAATGCATTACAGCTTAATTCACAGGTACAGGCAGCAGTAAATGAAGACATGGCTGGCGGTGGTAGAACAGCTGACCAGATCATGCGGAGTACAGTCGGAGATACTGCTAGAAATATAGCTTCTATTCAGGATAACTATTTACGAAAGAGCAATGAGATTGATTTGAACAAACTGACTACATTGAAGTCTACGCAGCGAACTGTTGCATCTTATAAGGAAGCTGCTAAACCGAATAAGAAGGCAGACATCCTGTCTTTGATGGGAGCAGGACTACAGGCATATGATGCATATCAGAATGTAAAAATAAATCGTAAGACAGGGGGACAGAAGTAATGGCAACAAATGTAGCGAATGCCGTAGGTACACAGAGACAGTTTGCACCTCAGGTACGAGATACATACCAGAAGCAGCTTATTGTTCCTTCTGGAAGTACGACAGCAGGAGCAGGATCTAAAGCAGCAAGTCTTGCAAAAGCACTTGGGGTGTTGGGAGACACTATCCTTAGTCACATGTCACAACAGGATGCTAGAGATGAAAAGTATGGCAAATTCATGGCAGAAGTGATTAAGAATGACCCGAACAATGCAGGAAAGATTCTGACTTCTTCTCAGCAGATGCTTGCTAACTCTAATCACAAAGAGTTGTTAGACAATCCCTATACTATGGCTGCCCTAGATAAGTATCGTGGCGAAAATGCAATTCGTGATATTCGTAACAGATACGATCAGGACGTTGTAGCCAAAGAGGGGGAATGTCAGACAGCAGGGGAAGAAAATGCACGATGGCTGAACTTTGTAGAAGCACATAGACGTGAATATAACATTGGTGAAGACTGGGAAAAGGCAAATGAAGACGCACAGGTCACAGGGGATTCTGCGCCTAACAGTGCATCTGCTCTGGGAAGTATCAAACCTATTTCCAGTTTTCAGCACAATGGAGATTCTAAGTTCTTTGCTCTTGGGTTCTATGAAAACATGGACACATACACTCAGAACAATATCAATAGGCAGATGGCAGAAGCAGGGAAGAATAGAGAAGCGATTCGCTCTGCTTCATTTACTGCCAAACTGTCAGACATTGGAAGTGCAGAACATGTGTCTCAGACCCCTGTTGAAACGCAGGTAGAAGAACTCAAACAGGCATGTACTGATTATGAAAATGCTGGTGGTTCTTTCTATGCTATGCTCCCCATGTTGTCTAAGGCAATAGATGAACGCATTGCGAACAATGGCGGTAAGGATTTAGACAAAATCTTTGAAGCGAGTGTCTATACAGACGTGAATGGAAAAGAATGGAAACTGAAAGAACTCTTGCCTTATGAAGACTATCATGGCTCTGGAATTGCAATGGACGGTGCGCTTAGAGAAAAGTACATGACAGATATTGTTGATGGTCTACAGAAATGTACATCTCTGGATGAATTTGACAAAAAGGTAGAGCAGATTAAGAAAGACAATCCCCATATTGCTGCTGTCATGGCACAGAAGAGCATGTTCACCTCTATGCGTGAAGATAAGCGGAGAGAGATTGAATATCAGAGCAGAGTAAGATCTTCTGGACGTTCTGGAGCAGTAGGGAAGGCAGCTGCTGTAGTATTGGATAGTGCAACACAGCAGAACATTTCTCAATGGTTTAGTGCTTTATGTAAAGGCAATTCCTATGGTGGTGGTTCTCCTATCACGGCACCATTACAGAAGAGTGTGCAGAACGCAGATGGGAGTGTGTCTAAGAAAGCACTGACAGAGCAGGAAGTCATTGGGGCTGGTCAGACACTCTTGAAAGGGATTTTGTCTTCATTTTCTAATGGAGAAATTGATCTGAATGAATGTGTTAGACAGGAAGGGAAACTGCTTACTGCTCCTCAGATGAAAGCATTTAAGAATAGTTTGAATTTTGCTGTCAACTCTTCTCTTATGGATGCTATGAATATTGATTGGGATACAGCAACGTATGATACGCCAGCATTGCAGAATATCCAGACTGCTCTTGATATCTATCATGCAAACCCAGCACTGGCAGGTTCTGTATTCAATAGTAGCACTTTACGTGACATTTCAGCTTTGTCTTCCTTGTCACAGGTAGAAGATGGGATTTCCTATCATTCTGAAGAGGGATTTGATGGGTTGAAGAAGGCAATGCAACTCTATGGGAATGTGTATCAGCAGGAGCATAACGAAGACACAAAAGACATTATGGAGACACGCCTTAATGATGCTATGTCTAATGCAGATAATACAGCAATGCAGATAGAGACGATGGGAACAAATGCAGATGGTTCACTTATCTTCAATGGTGTCTATGGTATCAATGACCCTAGCCTTCGTGGGAAAATCAGAAATCTGGCAAAAGTCTATATCTACAATGGTATGGACGGAGACGAAGCAGTAAAACAGGCATCTGACCAGATTAGAGGGCAATACTTTGATTATCATGAAAGAGGAATAGATTGTATCGTTCCTAAGGATTTCTTTACAGGGGTAGATCAGGAAGACTATGTAAATAAGGGAAGATCTGCACGTCAGGCAATCACGCACATAATTGATACTTTGGGGGGCACAGACAGTGTGAATGTTGTCTATGATCCATCTACTAATGTTCTTGGATTCATGAACAGTAGCACGCAGGAGCAGAAGTACTTTTCACCCGATGAATTTTCTGCTTACGTCAACGACTTGCTTACCCCAGACCCAGATACAGGTGTGTCTGAAATGGATAACCTTGTAGCAGAAGAGCAGGAACAGTATGAAGAAAGACATCACTGGATTACTGAAGATGAAGTGGAAGATAACCCAACAGAAGTTTATAGTGTAGTGAATTACAGATAATTTAAGTGCAGAAAGAGAAATTAAGATGACTTATTATGAATTAGCAGAAAGGGCAGCACAAGTTGCTAATGAAACCTTAGGCACAAACAACATTGATCCTCACTGGATCTATGCACAATGGCGTCTTGAATCCTCAGATTTTACTTCTGACTTAGCAAAAGAAAACAATAACTATGGTGGGGTTACGCAGGAAGAACCTAATGGGGAAGAAAATAGATTGAAGGGGACTAATCTATACTTTAAGATATTTGATTCTCCAGAAGAGTATGCAGAGTATATGGGGCATTATCTTGCAAAATATGCTCCATATGGGATTGGGGACGCACATGACGTAGATTCTTACTTAGATGCATTATATGCAGGAAACTATTTTACAGAGAAGGACAATGAGGATAACAAATATTATGATGGAATAAAGGCTAAACTTGGTGAAGAGTATTCTCCTATCACTGCTGTTGGCTCTATTCCTGTAGACAGACAGGGGCATTCTAGGTATGGGCATGAATATATTCCAGATGCTCCTGCTCCTATGGAAGAACGTGACCCCATTTCCAGATTTGTTGATGCTGCTGATGATGCAATTCTTGATAGTGGTGTCACGTCTTCTCTTCGTTACCTTTGGTCATGGATTAACCCAGCTGTCAGAGGAAGTGTGTCTATACCTGGGTTTAGTACCCCCTATACACCCAGTGATGAGGAAATTGACTATGTAAAGAAGCTGATGCCTAATGACCCTACAGCACAGAACTTTGTACTGACTAATTCATATTCGCAAGACCACCTGTTTATGTTGGCTGCTATGAAGAAACAGGATTATGATCGGGCAGTTCGTCTCGCACAGGATGAGCAGATGCAGGGCTATAACATCGCGGGCATTGCAGGTTCTTTAGCTGGCGGTATGCTTGAACCAGTGAATCTTGCCCTCATGGCTACAGGTCTTAGCGAAGGGGCACTCATTGCAAAAGGCATCAGAACCGTTGCAGGGGGTATCGGAGCTAAGTATCTTGGTGGCGTTACTGCTGATACTATGGTAGGACAGCTTGCAAGAATGTTTGGTACTAATGCAGACAAACTCTCTATGTTTGCTAAATCTAAGGTAGCACGAATGGCAGCTAATGCAGCTACAGGTGCGTCTATGATGGGGCTAGACAGAGCGTTGTCTAACAAGTATGGGGGATTTGAAGCAAACTATGCACAGTACATGGTACAGGCAGCAATCCTTGGCAATGCGTTTGATGCGATGCGTACTGTTAAGGGAGTATTACCTAAATCTAAAACTCTTCAAAAAGTATATGGACACTTGAACCGTAGTGAAAACAACATGCTTACTGGGGCTTTTGGCATGAAACCAACAGACACCCTAAAGAAGCGTGTCAATACTGAACTGAAACAGATCAGTGAATCTACGGAACTGGAAGATGTGAAGCTGTCTGGTAAAGAAGCAAAAGAGAACAAAGTCAAGAAAGACAATCTGAAACTGACGGGCAAGGTGACGGAAGAGACAGTACCTTCTTCAGGTATCAAAGCAAAAGCAGCAAAACCTATTGACACCATGAGACGTAGACTGAAACTCAAAGTCAAGGAAATGAAAGAGATGGGGCTGAATGATGTTGGTAAAGGATGCTTTATTCTGTCTAGCAATCAGGCAACAGCTTTTGCGACTAAACACGGTATCAAGATTACGAATAGACAAACAGCTTTCACAGTCCCTGGTACAGGACAGTATGTCATTATCGGAGACAGAGTAGCATCTAAACGTGCCCTTGCGGATGTAGTTAGAGATATGCATACACAGACAACAGGGTTACGAGATGTTATTGGTTCGGCTTACAAGGAGATTCTTAGAGATAAGAAGGTAAATGTAAACAGTCGTACCAGTATCTATGACCTTTTGGAAGATAAGAATTGGGATTTACACAACTATACAGTACGCAAAGTTTTAAGTCTCGCTAGAGCAAATATCTATGCGTTACGTGGTATTAAGACGAAAAAGCCCAAAGATGCGACACTCTTGAAGTGGGTAAAGGCTTCTGCGTATGAACAGAAGTATAGAGACACCCCTATCAAGGTATCCCCAGATGGTACAGCGTACATTTACGACACTGCTTTTGATAAGGATAGCCCTGTCAACTTCCATGCTGAAATGGTGTGGGATAACGAGCAGAAAGAAGTGGATGACTGGATGCATCGTTCATTGCCTCACTGGTTCCCTACACGGCTTGGGAAACATCTGGAAGCAGGTGGGCTGTTTAAGACAATCTATGGCGTACTTGGTCATTCAAGACTTCTTGCAGTTCGTAGCTTGAATGATTTTCTCTTTGAACCAACACGAGGAAGAATTGCAGCACGAGCTAATCCTGTTGTCGGTGAACGTATCAAACAATATTTACAGCAACGGGTAAAACCAATGCTCAATGATTATTATGATGCTAGAAATGCATGGCTACAGAAGAATAAATTCTATAAATTTCAGGGGCAGTATAGACTGGAATTTGATAGACAGGTGCAGCAGTGTTTCAATGCACAGTATGCAGGAAACAAAGCTGGGTTGTCTCCGAATGAAATGATTTGGGAGCCAGAGGTCATCAAAGCAGCAGATACTCTTAAAAAGATCAGAGAAGGGTGTCTCACCATGATGCAGGAAGATTCTCAGTTTCATGGTGGTGGTGGTTACGGTAGTTATATTGATAAAGACTGGAAGCCACTTGATCTTGAATTTACTCGTAAAGTAGACAATGAGATGCTGACACGCCTTGTGGACTTCATGGATGGTGACACTGAGACATGCATGAAAAAGATGTATGAATATGCTCAGATGGCTTGTAAGAGGGATGTTGTCAGAAAGCAGATGGAAGCAGATGCAAAAAGACGATACCTCAAAGCTCACAAAGAATGGGAAGACAAAATGTTTAGTGGGCGTGTTCCTGAACCAGAATTTAGAGAGACAAACAAACGCTCAAAGCAAGGAAAGGCTCTTAAAGATGCTGGCTATCAAAAGACAGTAGGAAAGCAACTGGAACTAGACACTTCTACTATTCCAGAAGAACCGCAGCTTGAAAAGGTTACGAAGGCTATGGTTGAGGAAGAGATTGATAAAAGATGTAAGGCTTGGGCACGGGGTGTTATTGACCAGAACGCCAGTGAGACATGTTTCTCTGGCGGTAAATATGGTGTAAGTATTCCCCAGTTCTTGAAATCTCGACTTCCTATGGATACTACAGTACATATGCCTATTGCGAACAAAGCAGGAATAACGCTTGATTTCTCATTTGATTCTCATCTTCGTGATGTGAATACAGACAGAATCATCAATTCCTACATTGATCGTGTCTGTGGTGAAGTGGCTGTCTTTGATTCCATCGGAAATTGGAGGCAAACTGGTGTGCTTGATGATGTGGCAAAACAGCTTGAATTAGGCATTAAAGCAGGTAAGATTACTAAGTCAGCAGCAAAGGAACAGAAAGAAGCCTTGACAGAAGGGATGTCTCGCTTGCTCTCTACCCATGTAGACACAAAGCCTAAAACTCTCTGGGATGCTTTCTCTGAATTGTTCAGAACTAAATCCTATGCAGACGTTGGTGGACAGATGTTCATGGCACAGCTTGGTGAATTTGGTTCTGCAATGGCATACGCAGGAACTCGTGTTTTGTATAAGTCCATTCCAATCCTTAGACAGATGAGACGTGCTATGCTCTCTGCATCGGATAAAGAACTGGAAGATTTTGCAAAAGAAGCACAGGTAAGATTGTATGGAAGAGAACTGAATACTAGATTCTGGGATAGGAACTCTGATTATGAAGCACGGTCTTTTAGAGACGCCCTTGGTTATTCTAGTGTCTGGGGAAAGAGACTTGATAAGGCACAGGAGACAATGAAGATATTCTCCAATGTTACATCTACTCTAAATCAGCTTCCTAAACTTACCGACTGGATGATTAGACAGACTAGGGAAAGTGGCTTCATTGATGCTATCAAATGGGCTAGAGGAGAAAAGATTTCCAGTACTCGTGATCCATTCAGCAAATATTTATTGGATGCCGCACATGTACAGGATGTAGACAAACTGAAAGCACACATCAAAAAATATCTTGATAGTGGCAAATTTGACCCAGATGTCTTTGACAAATGGAGAAAAGAAGACCATCAGACTTTCTTTGAATTTAGAAATCTGCTTGAAAACTACAGCAGACGTGGTATTCAGCAGATGTCTATCGGGAATACCCCTCTCTTGAAGGAAAAGAACTGGTTTACTAAGCTGTTGTTCCAGTTCAAAGATTATTCTCTTCGTGCCGTAAATGACCAGACACTCAGAGCGTTGTCTTCTCGCCAAATGGATGATGCACTGGCTGCACTGGCTTCAATGGGAACGAACTGCATGTCTTATATGGGCTTGGTGTATCTTAGAGCATTGGTGAAATACCCTAATGATCCAGAAGGAAGAAAAGAGTACATTGCTAAACAGCTTACCCCAGGTAGACTTGCATGGGCTGCTTTCTCGCGTGGGGCTATCACTGGCTCTATCCCTTCCTTTGGTTCAGACATCTATGAGATTCTGACTGGTACGCCTATGATGCGTACTACAGTAGATAACTCTTCTAAGACCTCAGGGACAGGGAAAGATATGAAAGCAGGTTCTATTGCAGGGCGTGCAGTAGACCAGATGCCAGCTGTATCTTCTACTATCAATCCAATCATGGGGTTTGGAGATAGTATCTACAATTCTACAGTTGGTGATGGGATGTCGCAGGAAGACATGGCAAATATTATGAAGACTATCCCATTCAATGGATTCTGGGGCATGACACTTCTTGCATCTGAAATTAGAGATGCCAGCGGTGTAAAGAAACGAAAAGAGATGAATAAGGAGAAGAAGCAGCGTGAACGCAAGAACCGCTATAAGATTGGTGTTGCTTCTGGGAACAATCGCAATGCAAATTCTGATATTTCTTCAATCATGAATGTTAAATAGTAAAGGAGCTTAACTTTGGCTAAAGAAAGAAAGGCTTCTGTAATTTATGAAGGGAATGCTAGTCAGCTTGTCTATGCATTCCCTTTTGATTATTTACGGAAGAAGTTTGTAAAGGTAGAAGATATTTATACCAATATTACAGAACTTACTATGGGTGTGGATTATACGGTAGAAGACAAACAGGTACGACTTGTAAAAGGGATTCCACTTGGGCATTCTGTTAAGATTTATCGTGAGACAACTACTGCTCCTCTGGTAGAATGGCAGGATGCTTCTGTACTTAGAAGTGCAGACTTGTCTTTACAGGAAGTGCAACTCTTGCATCTTGCTGAAGAAACAGCGGATAAGGTCTTTGATTCTGGTATGTCTACTGCGTATGATAACCCTAATTGCTGGGATGGGCAGTATAAAAGAATTATCAATGCTCTTGATCCTATTGAGGATGGAGATGTTGTAACTCTTAGATACATCAAAGCTAATCAGGACAGTCTCTTAAATCAACTTAAAAACACAGGGGAAACACAGAATAGCTCTATTGTAGCTACTGGGGATTCACAGAATGCACGCTTGGATGCTACAGGAGACACGCAGAATAAGCGTCTTACTGATACTGGCAATGCTTATGTGAGTACAATGACAACACTGAAAGATACTGCAGCTACTAAAGCAGATGATGCTAGTAATAGTGCAGAACTCTCTAAGAAGTGGGCTATGTCTTCTTCTAGTCCAGATGGTGTCTCTGGCAATAAGTCAGCAAAGATTTGGGCAGAAGAAGCAAAGACATCTGCTGGTAACTCTGCTGCTTCGGCGAGCGCTTCTGCGTCCAGTGCGAATGCAAGTGCATCCTCTGCCACTAATTCAGCTAACAGTGCAAATGCTTCTAAACAGAGTGCGAGTGCAAGTGCTAATAGTGCTTCTGCATCTGCTTCTTCGGCTTCTGATGCATCTACCAGTGCATCTAAGGCAAAAATTAGTGAAACAAATGCATCTAACAGTGCAAAGGCAGCGAAGCAAAGTGAAGAAAATGCAAAGACGTGGGATCCTACGCAGTACGTCCAATCTGTCACAGAATCGAACGGCAAGATAACTGTCACTAAAGGTGGGGGAGATAGCACTCTTATCAATTTAATAGACACATTCTACCCCATCGGAACTGTATATGTTTCCGCAGATAAGAGTAAAACAAAAGCGGATTTCCCTTTTATGCAGTACGGAACATGGAAAGAAGTACCTGCTAACCTCTGCTTGCAGACAGGCAATGCAAGTGAAGCAGGGACACAGAGAAGTGCAGGATTGCCAAATATTACAGGTCATGCAGAATTTGGTTATACAAATAGCTCAACATCTATGCCTATCATTTTTACGGAAGGAGCACTTAGTAGTACTAATTCCGGAAGAAAAGGAGGATTCTTTTCTGGGGATGGGGGGAATCAAAATACACAACTAAGTTTTAACGCTTCTGAATCTAACTCCATTTACGGTTCATCTAACACCGTTCAGCCTCCTTCATACTTGGTAAGAGCTTGGGTGAGGACGGCATAAACAGTGAAAGGAAAGGTGATTATCATGTTTGACTATCCACCAGCACCACCAGCTATCAACAGCTATGGTGGTGAAGTAAATAGTGTAGATGAAGTGAGAAGAGCTAGAGTAGATCCTTGTGGCTCTCTCACTTTCTTCGTTTCTAAAAAAGAGAATAAGGTCTATGTGAAATACATTGATCTTAGTGGTCTTCCAGTCATTGAAGTGTATGACAAAGCAAAAGGACAGGAAGAGAGTTTGAATGAAAGGTTAAAGACACTTGAAGAAAAAGTAGATACATTGATTGCTAAAAGCAAAGGAGACTAATCATGAACACTAACATTGAAACAGCTCTTATGTCATTGATAGGTAGTGATCCACGCTTCCAGAGGGCAATGGCTATGATGCAGGGAAAGACCCCAGCGGAAAGACAGCAGATTGTTATGAACATGATTTCTACACAGGGTATTCCTCAGACACAGCTCGCTCCTCTTATTGCCGATATAAAGCAGAAATTTGCTATGTTTGGTATTCAGCTCTGAGCGTACGGCAGAGTTGATATATACAGTTCTCTTATTATTTTTACGAAAGGAATGGTGATTCTATGGAGAACGGTATGAGTAGTGGTGTGCAGCCTGTATTCAATCTGAATGAGAAAACAGGCGGTGGTTTCGGTGGTAGTGAATGGTTGTGGGTAGTCGTGTTATTCGTATTACTCGGTGGTGGTGGTAATCTCTTTGGTAACAGAGGGAATGCTGCAACTCAGGCAGATATTCAGAGGGGCTTTGATTACTCCAATGAAATGTCTCAGATGAGGGGTCTGACTTATGGTCAGGCTAATAGCACCTATGCTCTCACGAATGGTATCAATGGTCTGGAGAAGACTGTCATGCAGGGCAACTTTGGTCTTATGCAGCAGCTTGGTCAGAATCAGCAGTCTGCTCAGATGTGCTGCTGTGAGACGAACAGAAACATTGATGCAGTGCGTACAGAAGGGTATAGAAACACTTGCAGCATCGTAGAAGCTATCAAAGAGGATGGAGAGAAGACCCGAGCAATGTTCTCTGCATACCAGATGGCAGAACTGAAGGCTAAACTGGAAGAAAGGGATAGACAGCTCATGACAGCGAATATCCTGAATAGTCAGACAGCACAGACGGCAGATCTCGTTCAGAGACTCCGCCCTGCTCCTGTTCCTGCTTTCATTGTTCCAAATCCTTTGGCACCTACAGGTACTACTACACCTACTACTTAGTAATAAGTTAGGCGGTAAGTTAAATATGGTGGGGGTGTCTTTTGGCACCCCTATTATATTTATATTAAGCATGTTATACTATAGGCAGAAAGAAGGGATAAATATGATTGCAACATTAGCTGTTATTGCTTTCTTAATTGCTGCTGCTATTGTAGAAGAAAAAGAAGGAACATCATATGCAGGAGCATGTATGATTGTTTTTGTATTTCTCTCTTTCGTTGTTGCTCCTATAGGAGTTATACTTCTTGTATTGCTCAAATTATTATGATTTTGCACAGCACTAGATAAGTGCTGTTTTTTTGTGTGTGAGGTAAGCATGAACTTCTTAGACAGTATCGTTTCTGTTCTGACCATCGCGACACTGGTGAGTAGTGGGTTCAATTATCTTGTAATCCGACCTATTCAGAAGACGATAGACATGAACACTAAGGTTTTATCTGAACTGAAAAGAGAAGTAGAAATGAGTGCAGCAGACAGGCGTGCATTAGATGCTAGGATGACAGCTATGGAAATGGCACATCGTATCAACAATGATCGTATTGCACGTATGGAGGATATGTGGGACAACTTAAATCAAAACTAATTAAAGTGTTGTCTACATTCAAACCAAAGAGACGAGACAAAGAATCCATGACATTGATTAAGTTCAATGTCAATTTTTTAATTCTTTGTCTTTTTATTTATTTGACTATGACAGCATATGAATGGATTATGACAGGACACCCTAATATCCCAGAATTTAGACAGTTCATTATTGTCGTGATTGGGATGACAGCCACTATAACTTTGCTTAGTAGGTGGCTTTATGATGCAGACAAAGATGGGGTTCCTGATGAAGTAAAGAAAGAAAATGGAAGGAGATTCCCATATGACCCCAGATGAATTTATTGAAATGATTGGAAATACTGCTGGTGATGTCTGTGCAGAATATAATCTTCCAGCGTCTGTATGCATTGCACAGGCTATTCTTGAAAGTGGTTGGGGTAGGTACTGCATTGGGCAGTATAACTACTTTGGACGTAAATGGAATGGCTGGGGCAATTATGTACGACAGCAGACTACTGAATATGAAAATGGGCACTATGTAACCATCTATGACAAATTCCAGTCTTATGAAACACTGGAAGAAGCTATTAGAGACTGGTGTATCCTTATTACTGAAGACTACAAATATGCTGAAGTTGTAGAAGCATGGGAAAGTACTTGGTCTGTAGAAGACTTTGTACGCACTCTTGCACCGATTTATGCCACTGACCCTGACTATGCAGACAAGGTGCTGTCTACGATTAGAGCAAATGATCTTGATAGATATGATGGATGGGGTGATGAAGATGTTTGAAATTGATCCTGCACTTTTGGATGAAATTGCACAGGGTGAAGTACAAGCGATCCGTGAAGGGCTTGCTGACCCAGAAATGCGGAAAGACCCACGTTTCCTTGACCGTGTAAGAAAATTCTTGAAAGACAATGATTTGATTGTCTCCCCTCGCACTAAGGGTGTTGCAGACATACAGCAGCAGATTGAGCGTCAGCGCATCCCCATTTTTGATGATGTGAAAGACGGTGTAGATATTGATCGACTTAACTGATTTTACAGAAGCATGCTGGACAGAAGATCAAATTAAAAGGGCGCATGAGGACTTTCGTATCTTTGTGTTCATTGTCTGGAAATCTATTAGTCTTCCAGACCCTACACCTATCCAATATGATATTGCAAAGTACCTTATGAACACCCCTACAGACCGAAGTATCGTTGAGGGCTTCCGTGGGGTAGCAAAGTCTTTTTTGACTTGTGCTTACACAGTTTGGATGCTTTGGAAAGACCCTCAATTAAAGGTATTAGTTGTATCTGCATCTAAACATAGAGCAGATGCGAATGCTATTTTTATTAAACGTATTATTTACTTGATACCTTTCTTGCAGCATTTACAGACACAGCGAGGACAGCGAGATACCCAGAATCTATTTGATGTCGGCCCTGCTGTTCCTGATATTTCTCCTTCTGTAAAGTCTGTAGGGATCACAGGGCAGATTACAGGTTCTCGTGCAGACATTCTGATTGCTGATGACGTAGAAGTACCTAAAAATTCAGGCACTCAGATACAGAGGGATAAACTAGGAGAGGCTGTAAAGGAATTTGATGCAATCTTAAAACCTGGTGGTAAAATCATTTATTTGGGAACTCCTCAGAATGAAATGAGTCTCTATAATGAATTAACTAAACGTGGTTATAGCAGATGCATCTGGCCTGTCTTATATCCAGCATCTACAGAAGAAAGAGAGGCATATGGGGATGATTTAGCCCCCTTTATCGCAGATTCTTATGATACAGACCCAGAGTTTTATGCTGATAAGTGCATACCTACAGACCCTGATAGATTCAATCTAGAGGAAATTGAGAAGCGTAAACTGTCTTATGGTAAGGCTGGGTTTGCTCTTCAGTTCATGCTCAGTACGAATCTATCTGATGCAGAGAAGTATCCACTTAAAGTCCAGGACTTGATTGTAGCGGATTTGGACATGAATGAAGCTAGTCTAAAATGGTCTTGGACTGCTGATCCTACAAAGAGATGGAAAGACATTGCGTCTGTTGCTCTTAAAGGTGACTACTTCTATTCTCCTCTCTTGCAGTCCCCAGAAACAGCTGAATACACTGGAACAGTTATGGCTATTGACCCATCTGGACGTGGTAAGGATGAAACAGCATATGCAATCATCAAATACCTTAATGGCTATTTGTTCTTGATGGAAAGTGGTGGTTATACCTCTGGTTACAGCGATAACACATTGGAGACACTGGCTAACAAAGCTAAGTTCTGGAAGGTCAACACAGTTGTCTATGAATCTAACTTTGGTGATGGTATGTTTGGCAAACTTCTTGCTCCTATCTTTACCAGAATCTATCCATGTGCTTTGGAAGAAATCAGAAGTAAGGCACAGAAGGAACAGCGTATTATAGACACCCTTGAACCTGTTATGATGAGACACAAGCTCATTGTCAATAAAGGGGTAATCACTGCTGACTATAAGACGTATGAATCTAGTCCTAACTATTCTTTAATCTATCAAATGACACGTCTCACCAATGAAAGAGGGGCACTTGCTCATGATGATAGACTGGATGCTGTCACTATGGCTGTAGAGTTCTTTGCTAACTCTATGGATAGGGATTATCAAACAGGGATGGATGAGCAGCTTGATGAATTACTTGAACAATGGGATGACCCAGACAGAGGTATCTTCTATATTCCAGAACTGAATCAGACAAACCCTATACCTGTTGGCAGAGAGAACTATAGCAAGGTGAAACTGGCAATGTTAAAGGATCTAAACACAGCGGAGAAAGTTTCATATAAAAGACAACTCTAGTTTAGGAAAGACCTAAAGAAAACCTAATTGTGGCACATATATACAAAGTTCTAATTGTGGCACGTAGAAAGGGGGACTGAGGGAATC